AGTTTTATATCAGCATATCCCGTTCCCGAAACCCTTGCATTTTCCTCGTTAATTTGCTGATTATAATTTATAAAATATTCGTCAAACAAATCTAATTGTGCTTGTTTAGCAAACAAATTAAAATCACTAGGAGATATATACCCATAGTTATTTTTGTTGATAATAGCAAGCACAGTATTTCTTACAGAATTTATCATTTGAAAATCTTTTTACAAAGATACACAAAATAAAAAAGCACCCTTATTTGGGTGCTTCTTCTTAATTTAGTACAATACTTAAACTAGTTAAGCATTTACAATACTTGTTACAGCTTTAGGTAAAGCTAAAGAAAACATTGGGTTTGTCCAGCTTGTAACTAAAGCGCCTTCAGTAGCATTTAGGATAGCTGTGTAAACATCATGACCAACTTGTGCTGCAGTTGTTACTGTAGTTGCTGTTCCGTCTGCATACTTAATTACCACAGTTGTTGCAGTTGCTGTTGCAGTACCTATTGACTTTATTCCGTTAACACTAATTAGTGCATTAGTAATAGGAGCGTTTGTAATTTTGATAAATTTTTCCATTTTATAAAAAGTTTTTAATGGGTTAAACAAGTCGTAAAGTTACGAATTTTTAGCTAATGCTTTTAAGTGTTTAAATACTTCTAGTCCATCATCACTTTGAAAAAAAGATGTCATAATATACATTGGATCTTCACCAAATGGTATATTACACATTTTCTTTTTATTAGATGGTGTATTAAACCACACTTCTTTTTTGCTATTTCTTAACTGTATTAAGTTTTTATCTAAAAACTCTTGTACCGTTGCATTAAGTTTTAGCATAGGGTCGCTCAATAGCTGCATAAAACCACCTGGGTTTTGTTTTGCAAATATTAATATATCTCTTCTTAATTCAGCAGTTGTTACCTTAGTAACGTCTTGTTGAAATAAAACTCTAGCAACATTCTCCACTTGCGCAACATCTAACTGTCTAGCCTCTATAAGAGCATCAACTTCTAAGTTTAAATCTTCTACAAGGTCAGCAGCTTCTTTTGCTTTGTTAACTTCAACAAATATTCTTCCATTACCAGGATGATAATGTAAAAACTTTTGTAGTATTTGATTGTTTTTTGGAACAAACAAAAATCCATCTTCAAATATTACAGGCTCTAAAATAGCATTGTCATCTTGTTCGTCTTGAAATGGACTGTTCTGATTTCTTGCATATCTTAAAGGTCTGTTAATTCCTGTCTCTTCATCAAAATGCAATAAGGGAAACCTATTAGTATGCCTTGATGCTAAGATTAAAGATAAAGGTGCAACCTCTCTTGTAAGCTTATAAGATTTGTCAACAAATTTAGGTGATTGTTTTTTTGGTTTGGGTTGAGCAACTGTTTTAGTTTCAGCTTTCTCAACTACTTCTGGGGTAGTATTTTCTTTTTTCATTTGATTTAATTTAATTTGATTATTTAAAAAAGGGGCGCATTGCTACGCCCCTAATATTTAATTACTAGTCTTGAAATAAGAAGAAGTTGTTTGCACCTAAAGTACATACAGCTCTCTCAGACAAGAAGTTTACTTGCATGTTGTCGATATCTGACGTTGCAGCACCACCAGCAGAACCAGTAATCCAAGTCTTATATCTTCTGTCTTCAGTTTCTGAAGCTCTATATCTAACATGTAAGAAAGGTCTCTTAGCGTTTTTACCAAGAATTTGGTCATAAACAGTTGTTGAACCAGCTGGAACTAGAAGACCATTAATTCTCCCTGATGTTGCTCCTGTTGGTAATCCACCTCTCATTGTAGGGTCATTTAGGTATTTCCAGTCAGTCTTATAGAAGTCGTAACCTCTTCTGAATCCTGTGAATCCTAAGTTTAAAGCCATTTCTTCGTCATTGTCAAATAGACCATAAGAAGTACCACCTGCTCCGTAAGAGTTTTGTGCTGCTAACATATCGTCAATGTCAAATCCAAATTGTCTGTTAAGGAAAATAACGTTTTCCTCAATAGAACCTTGCTTATCTAATCTACTGATTATAGAATCGAAGTCTGCTAGGGCTACTGGATTTCCACCATCCCAAACGTTTCCTCTTAATCCTACTACGTAGAATATACCATCTGAACCAGCTCCTGGGTCAGCAGCACCACCGGCACTACCTAAGATAGCAGCAGCTCCAGAGTTTTGCTCTGCAGGTACAGCTTCAATCATTGCTGTTTCTAAATAGTCATCGAATCTTAATCTTGTTTCGTGCTCAGACTTTAAGTACCATAGGTAACCAGTTGCGCCATCTTCAGTAGTGATTTCAACCCAACCAATTTGAGCCATATCAGAACCAGATACTGTGTAAGTATCTTTAATGATAATAGGCTTGTTGTCGAAGATGAAGTCATTAGCTTCTAATGAACCAACCATTCCTGCTGTTCCTTTTCTAAATTCTGAACCGTAAATGAATACTGTAACGTCTGCGTTACCGACTCCAGTACCTGTAGTTACTAAACCACCTGCTTCGTAAAAGTCAGCTGTGAACTGTCCTCTACCACCACCGGCATTATTAACTGCACTTACAACCGCTTTGTTAACTCCCGAACCATCGTTTTGAACAATTACAATAGTTTGTCCTACTCTGATTACTTGTTGAGCTGCTGCTGGGTCTAGCGCATCATTTACTTGAAATACAACTTGGTCATTACCACCTGTCGCAGCGGCACAACCTACTTGTGTATATTTCGTGTGTAACCTACCTTGCTCTGCCCATTTAATAAGGTCTGAGTTTGTAGGCATTTCTGCTCCTACCATTCTAAGGAATGAGGAGATTGTTCTATTACCATATCTTTCAAATTCTTTTTCGTAAGTATCTGGTAAGTACTGATTCAACCAATTGAAATCTGCATTAGTTAAATAGTTTTCCGGTGTTGGAGTTCTTTCTGAACTCGGTGTCAAAGCAAACCCTGGGGTTGCTAATACTTGTCCTGCCATAATATTATTTTTTTATTTATTTAAATTATTAACTTCTTTTTATACTCTTAATTTTTAGTCCACGACTCGAAGGTTGTGAAACTGATTTTACTTGAAGTCCTGATTTTGTAGTAACCTCTGGTGCAGTACGCTCACTCATGTTTATGTTTTTCGTTTTACGTATTACATCATCTGTTGCCTGCGATTTGCCTTGTTCATAAAAGAATTGAGCAAACTTCTCAGGATTCTTTGCAATTGCTAAAGAGCGGTGATAGCCTTCTGCGTCTTTTAAATACCCATTAGAATCCAAAAATTTATTTACAAAATTTAGTGGAGTCTCATGAGCTTTTTTAAGTTCAGAAGCACTGCCTGGAGTATAAACTACATCATTATCACCTACATTGAATTTAAAACCTTTAAACTCGGTGCTAAATATTTCGTCGCTTTTTTTGACGAACCATTGTCTTTTATGATTTGCTTGCTCCTCTTGAGTTTTAGCTGACTCAAGATATTGCCTATATTCAATCAGTTCATTATTATCAGCATTGGCAGAACTTTCCCTTGACTCAAGGGGCTGTTTGTATGTCTCTTGCTGTTGTTTAAGAAACTTTTTTGCTTTGGCAATTTCTTTTTTCTTTGCTAATTTTATTTTCTTAATCTCGTTTGGTTCATGTATTTCTTCATCAAAAACAAAATCTTCCATTAGAAGATCTATATCTTCAGAATCTAAACCTTCTTCTGTTATAGAATAATATTCTTTTAGCAAAGCATCTGGACTTAAATCAGAATAATCTTTTTGCAATTTTGCAAAATCATTAAACCCACGTCCAGTTTCTTTTTTATACTTTAGGTAAGCGGCAACGTCTTCTGGAAGCGGTTCGCTTTCCTCACGCTTGCTAACTAATTCATCAATAGAATTAATTTCCTTACCGTATCTTTTTCCAATATATGAAAGAACTTCGTCTTCATTTAATTCAGGTTGAGCTTCCAGCTGTGGAGGTTGTTCTTCAACTACCTCTTCAACAGGAGTTTCTTCCTGTGTATTATCTTCTTTAACCTCAACTTCTGCTTCGGGCTCTACTGCCTTTACCTCTATTGATTCCTGTTCAGTCTCTGACTGTTGTTTCTCCTCATGCTTATCAAGGAGTTCTTGCTCTATTTGCTGAGTTGATTTTTCATCAGCCGTTACTTCTCTTACTTTAATATCCATTTGATTTGATTTAATTTATATGCAAAGTTACGCAAAATTTAAACACATTATCTTGGTTCAAATTCAGATAAGTCGAAACCATCTAAACTATCCTCGTTAGATTCAAAGTTTTGCGGAGGTAAATTATTCTTTCTTTGAGTAATTAATTTAGATTGCTCAGTATTTTGCTGACTTATTCTATCGCTCTTTGCTTGCTCTTTGTCGCTTTCTCTTTGAGATAATTGAGCTTGAGTCATACCCTGCAATTGCAGGTTATAATTAAACTCTTGCTGCATTAACTGTGCTTTTAATTGAGCTTCCGCTTTTTGTTTTTCTATTTCAAAAGCAACGTCTGCTTGCCTGTACTGCATCTTAGCTTGAGTCTCAGCTTGTATTTTTTGCATAGCTACCTGTGCTGCAAGTTCTTGAGATTTCAATTGTTGCTGCGTAATCATCGCCTGCTTTTGCATTTCCATTTGCTGATCTTGCTCTTGCTTGGCTTTACGTTTTACTTTAAGTAATTGATTTGCAAGTTTAAGATTTCTAATCTCACGTATATCAATAGCGTCTTCTAGGTTTATATCTCCTTTTGATAATGCCATTTGAATATTTTGCTCAAGCATAGCTTTTTGTTCTTCATCTGGCGACATCTCGATAAAAATTCCAAAGTCATATATATATAACTCAGATATATCTCCAAGTATACTAACATTGTATTTACCAATTTTATTAATAAAGTCATCTTTAAAGTCTGCGTATTCTAAAATATCCGCTACCCTGTAAGTTAGCGCTTCAGCTAACGTTCTATATATGTAAAGACTTCCATCTAATATATGACGAGTAGCGGTATTAGAACTTAATGCTGCTAATTTTTGCACACCCACTAGTGCATCAGAGTTAGCTCCACTACCATCTCTCGCTTCATTTAAGCCTGTTACAGCTCGAATCATATCTAAATAGTGATTTAGGTTCCCAATTAACATAGACGCTTTAGAAGCTCCTGAATTGCTTGTTAGTTGCTGTATAGGAATTTTACCTTGATTGTAATCTCCTTCTTGCGTATAACTTCTACCAATAACCGAACCTGTTTGAAAATATAAACGAAGGGCATCTTCTGGATTATATGCTGCTCCCGTACCCAAGTCAACCTCATTTAAACCATCGGCGTCAATATATACACCATCAGGTACAGTTCGTGATATAACTTGTTGTAATTTTAAATGTGTCATCTGAATCAAATCAGCATACGGAATCATTCTTCTAACTAGAGACTCAATAACCCCTTTATACATTCTAGGTGCTACAGCTACATAATTAGGTATTGCGTGTTGAGATGCAGACTTAGGTCTTACCATGTTCTTAGCAAGCTCCCATTTTAAAATTATGTTTGTACCCATAACCATTACTCCATCATACCAAACATCAATTGTCTTTTCTACCTTTTCAAAATTGTTTTCTTCCATCATCTCATCAGGTGGATTAAAACCATCATCTTTTTCAATCATACTCAAATTACCGTTCTCTTTGACTTTTTTCTTATAAACCATCTTCTTAGTTGTTTTATAATTAAAGTACATCAACGTACAAGTATCACGATAGAATATATCGTTTTCGTAAAACTGAGCTGTATTAAAATAATTATACCAGCTTTGAGAATATTTAGATATTTTATCTAAATCATCATTTGTAAGGGTAGGGTCAATCTTCATTAACTCAGCAATAGGAACCGTTTTAATTTCACCCCAGTAAAAACAATCTTTAAAGTGAGGGTCTTCTGTATAACTATAAACTACATTAGCTGGGTCTACATAAGCTACTTTAACTCCAGAGCCAGGAAGAAATTCATGTTTTGCCACAGCCATACCAGTTACCATCATATCGTAATCTAATCGTTTACGAATATCTACATAATGGTTCTCAGCAAACATTGTATCAATTGCTTCTTCTTCAGCAATCTCTATAGCTGGTTTATAATTTAAATTCATATAAAGAGATAACTCTTCATCACTTGCAGGCAACTCATCTGGATTCATTATAAATGGATCAAAGCCTGTATTTTTTTGAACTATTTCAAGAACATCTTTAGCAGCCATTTGACCTTCAATCATTTCTTGATACTTACTTCTTTTAGATTGTGACAATGCATCTTGAGCATACGCTTTCACTTTAAACAACCTATCTGACATTCCGTTCACAACTATATCCACAAACTTTGGTATAATTGGAACTGGAGTCCAGTCAAGATTTAAGTAAGACAAATCTCCGTCTACTGCTAATTCATTTTTATATTTTGCAATTGATTGTTCGCCTCTTGCATATAGGCGTAGTCTGTTAAAGTCCCTCCACTGACTATAGTATCGGCATCCGTTAGAATCTTTACGAAACCATTCATATTGAATAGCTTGTCCTATTTGTAACCCAAACTCATCAGTCGCTTTCTCAGCATCAGATACAAATTGACTAGGGAATCCTACTGATGAAATGTTTATGTTTACCTCTTTCATCTAATTAATTCACTTAATGTTCCTTTGTTATTATATGTTGCAAAGTTAAGACTTATTTTTGACTCTTTTTTCTGCGGTAGATATACATG